GCCCGGGCTCCGGCTGATCCACACGGCGCGGCGGCATGTTGTCACGCATGGACCGGGAACTCCTTCGCGACCGCCTGCACGACGCGGTAGACTTCGCGGGCCTCCTCGATGCTGCGGATCTCGGCAGTGTGGTACTGCCGGCCGAGGCGTTCCGAGATCAGCACGTAGACTTCTCCGCGCTGCATCCGGCCGCTCTGCCAGAGCGGGTCGAGGATGCGGTGGATGTGCCGCCTGGCACCCTTGATCTCCGGTGTCGGGATCACGCCGAGCGGGCGCGTCGGGTTGTTTGTCTTGTGGTGGCAGCCGACGAAGTTGCGGCAGACATCGCAGCGCCAGAACGGCAGTTCCGCAAGATCGGCGCGGCCTGAGTAGACTTCGGCACCATTCGTCAGGCGCGCGGAGACCGTCTTGCCGCAGCCGCAGCACCAGATCTTGCGGGGGGTGGGCATCAGTTCACGTGCTCCGGCACCGTCTCGACCGCGAGCTCGGAGGGGTCGGCTTCGAGTTGCCCGAGATCCGTGTCTCGAACATCGCCGTGGCGGTGCGCTGATCGCGGCGCCGGATCAGCGCGTCCATCGCCAGGCCGGTCGCGACGGTGGTCAGGATCATGCAGCGATCGGTGGCGGAGCGATCGGCCAGCTCCTTGACGATGCGCTCGGTGATGTCGCCAGCCAGCTTGGCGTTGGCGAGAGCCGGCCCCGACAGCAAGCGCGTCGCTTCCTCGCGCATCGGCAGCCGGGCCACGCCCGCCGGCAACTCGCTCGTCCCCGGAGCCTGAGGTGCCAGGGTCCGCGCCACCACGGCGAGGGACTGCGCCAGCAGCTTCGCGTCATGCACCCCGATCGGCAGCCCGACGACGCCGTGTGCCTCCAGGGTGTCGCGGTAGCTGATCAGCAGGGCGGCGCAGCGCTCAACCTGCTCCAGTTGCTCGGCCACGATGTCGAGATGGATCGCCGTCAGCCGGAGCCGTTCGCCGGACGGCGCGATGCGGCGGTCACACATCCGCGCCGCCTCGTTCAGCGCCTCCACGTCGGCGCGCAGCACGCGCGGGTTCAAGGGGGCCGCGGCCGCGGTGCAGACCTCGGGCTGCGCAGTCTGCGCGCTGCTCGCGTGGCCTTCCGGTTCCACGCGATCCGCGATCGCGGCCACGATCTCCGGCAGTTCGTCGGTGACCACCAGGGTGCGCGCAGCAGCAACGGGAGCGGCGCGAAGCCCTCGCGCGAGCCGGTCCAGTGCCTCGTGGATTGGGCGCGCGGGAAGGGCGGGAGTCATGCCGCGGCCTTGTGGCCGGCGTTCCGTGCGCGGCGGCGTGCCAGCAGTGCGTTGCGGCGGGCGAGGTGAACCTGGCGCCCGGCCTCCTGGCGCTCGGCCTTGGCAGTGGCACGCGATGCGGCGCGCATGCGTTGCCGGGTCATCACGCCGTCAGAAGGGACGGGCTCATCATGGAACATTGCGGATATCCTGCGTTGAGACTGGCGGGGATGGATCAGGCCGCGGCGCGCGACTTCGCCGCCTCGGCGCGGTAGCGGCGTGCGGTGGCGATCCCGGACGAGATCAGCCGCAGCCCGTCGAGCACGCCGCCCAGCTCACCGAGGGCGCTGGCCATGTCGGTCTGGGCGTCCACGTAGGCGCCGGCGACATCCTCATCGGCATCGCCGGCGGCGCTGGCTTCGACACCGAGATCGTGCTCAACGGGCAGCAGCAGCTTCTTCGCCTGGTCGATCAGCTTGCTGGCCTCAGCGATGGCGACCGGCAACGGCTTCAGGTCGGCGCTGGCATCGCGCGCAGCGGTCAGAGCGGTGATGGCGTCGTCCATGTGCTCGGGATCGATGATGGTGCAACCGCCGCCAATGCTGCCGCCGTGCAGGTAGACGCTGCCGGTGCGATAGATGCTGGCCGTGCAGGCGCCGACCATGATGTCAGTGATTTCCGACCGAACGGTGTCGGTGACGTTGGTGTCCATGACGATCTCCCTATTCTGGGGAATTATATACATTACTCCCTCGCTCCCTCATAACGCTGCCCATTGTGGTTTTGGATATGCCAACGCTTCCAAGCCCAACCTTTTAGCCTTTGCACGACCAGATTTATTCAATGCTCGCCAATAGAGATGCTTGCCGTCATCCCAATGCGGTTCAATCGTGTGATCCGGCAACCGGATGGCTAATTTCGTTGGGGAACTCGTTCCCCAACGAGAGTTACAAGATCGACAAGGATGGAAAACTCCGTTAATCATCAGGCCGTCCTGTCGCCGTTCACGCTGCCCCGCATAAGCCCATGAAGCCGCTTGGTAGATGCCCCGTGGTGCCCATGCGTGGCATCGGCGAACGACACCAACAGGTCCATGGCCTTCCTACGGGCCAGGAAACGCACGGTCGCAGCTATCAGGCCGGTCAACGATACCGCCGCGTCATCCCGGCGCACCAAACGCGATAATTCCCAGACATCTTCGGACCATCGTGTCGGCGGGATAGAAAAGAAGCACGCGGCTATCACTTGACCTTGATCTCCGAACAGTCCGCCATCCGCATGCCAAGTCCCAACGCATTGCAAGTTGGCAGGCACACGGCCGCTGTAGTGAAATCGTTCCACCAGTTCAGACGCTTCGGCCACTAGACCGATTCTGAAATGATTAGAGGGAGTCATCTATATAATTCCCCTATTCTGCGGCCAGCAGCGCGGCCGGCGTCTCGCGCCGCGCCAGATCGACGACACGCTGCAGGCGCCGCTGCTCTCGCATCGCATCGTGCACGGGGGCCAGCACGAGGCGGCGCTGCCAGTACCGGAGCGCCCGTAGCGCGAGCCGGACCTCTTCGCTGGCCTCGTAGTGCCGGCCTTCGTAGATCGCGTCGCGGACCCATTGCCGGGTCTCGCGGACCCGGCGCGCGGCGAGCGACTGGTAGGTGTCGCTCCGCGGAAGCCCCGTGGCCGGCAACTTCGCCGGGTCGAGGTCGCCGGCGAACTCAGGATAAGGCCGCGGGATCACCACCAGCGGCGGGGCCGGCTGGGCTTCAAGAGCGGTGCAGAGGCCGGTGAGCATCTCAGGCGACCTCTGATGTCACGAACTGGCCGAACCCCAACCCGCGCAGCGCCGTCTCCGTGGCCCGTTGCGCCGCATCGCGATCGGTGTCCGACCAAGCGCTGCGCCCGCCGCGACGCGCGGAACGGTTCGCGGCGTCTGTGCCGGCCGAATGGGCGATGCGGAGAGCGGCCTGGAGGGTGAGATCGGGACGTGACATCGGGGGTCTCCTCGTCGCGGGAGCGAGGGGACACTAAGCGACGCCTAGCGAAACGTCAATAGGCACAGCCTAGCGAGATTGTCCTTTTTGCGTACCGGAGTCGCACCTAGCGTTTGCCTATTGATATTCCGCTAGGCATCGCTTAGTGTCCAAGGCATGCAAAGTGAGATCGTAAAGCGGGCGATCGCGGCAGCCGGCGGTCCCACGGCCCTCGCGAGGGAGTTGGGGATCAGGATGGAGTCGCTCTATTCCTGGGAAGACATCCCACCCAAGCGCGTTGCCGCAGTGGCCTGCGCCAGCGGCATCCCGCGTCACGAGCTGCGTCCGGATCTGTGGGATGCGCCCGCCACCGAATCGCGTGAGGCCGCCTGATGCCGCCGCTGCATGCACGTCTGGCCGCCCTGCTGCAGGACGCCGCCCAGGCGCGGCACGGTGTTGCCGCACTGGCGCGCGAATTGGGAATCAACGCGTCGCAGCTCTCCTACCTCATCCATGGCCGCCGATTCGTTTCCGTCGAGCAGGCCATCGCCATCGAGCGTGTGCTGGGCGTGTCGGCGCGCGAGCTGCTGGTCGAGGCGTGCGTGTCGCGCGTCGATGAAGAGCTGGCGAAGCGAGGTGTGACATGACCGCGGGTATCATCGTCGTCCTCATCATCGTCTCGTATTGCGGGTTCTGCGTCGCATGTGAGCGGCAGCGGGAGCGTCGCGTGGCCGAGACCCGGCGACGCGCGGACGACCAGGGCTGGGTGCAGCGGTGATCACTGCCCTCATGCTGGTGCCATGGCTCTGCGCCGTCGGCGCCTTGCGGTGGGTGACGTGGGACTGATCCCCGCCATTCTGCTGGCCGACGTCGCCTGCATCGGGGCCGCGGTGCTTGCCCTGGCGTGGCTGTTCGGGGGCTAGCAGCGTCGCACCATGTTCCCCTTCGCCACACACAGACTCCGGCCGACTGGTGCTACTCCATGCGATGCGGCCCGGTGTGTGACGCGCGTCAGCGGGGGGCCGCTACCCGGTAACGCCGGGCGTCCCGCTGGCGTCGTTTCCGCGTGCGTGGCCGCGGTCATTCGCCACGCTGGCGTCTCCTCCCCCAACTCGCGGCCGG